AAATTAGATATTATTGTAAAACAAATGTTATTACAAGAACAATATAATAAAGACTTAAAAGTTCTTTATGATGAATTAGATAAATTAGATAAATAATTTATACACAGTTTCAATGCTGTGTGAAATGTATAATATCCTTCTCCCGTAAATAATAAATTCTTTATATAAACCATAAATTTCTTTATAACCGAAATATGAACTTTAATTTAAACATCTACCATACTATAGGTTACATATTATCCCTAAAATATTCTAATATAAACTAAGTTGGGTGTTATACATTTCACAGAGTATTGAAGCTCTAGAAAGAAGGCATTAATATGTTAAAACTAATTAATTATTTATTATATACTTTATTAATTATTGCAGTTGGTATTTTAATTGCTAGTATATTAATAGTGGTTGTATTATGAGTAATAAGAAAATTGTTTATTATAATCTAGATCCTATTGATTCAATGAATGCACAAATAAATTTAATATATGGTGAACGTTCAAATGGTAAATCATATCAAGTAAAACATAAAAAAGGTATTAATCCTTATCTTGAATCAGTAGAAAAATCAGTTACTGAACATAAACGTTTTATGTTGATTAGAAGATGGAAAGAAGAAATTAAACCTGAAAAGATAGAACAATACTTTTTAGATATAGATATATTTAAATTAACGAATGGTAAATATAATTGTATATCTTTATATAAAGGTAAACTATGGTTATCTAATTATGATCCTGAAGCTAAACCACAAATAAAACGTGGTGATTATATTGGTTATGTAGTAGCTTTATCTACTGAACAAACATATGCTGGTGCTTCATATTTAGATGTTGAAAATATGATATTTGAGGAATTTATGGCACGTGGTTCTTATTTACCTCATGAACCTGATAAATTAATGAACTTGTTTTCTACAGTTGATAGAAAAAGAGGAACTGTAAGATTATGGTTAGTTGGTAACACTATTTCAAGAGTGTGTCCATATATTGAAGAGTGGGGTTTGCATGATATACTCTCAAAACAAAAACAGGGTGATATAGATGTAATCGAAGTTCCTACAGGTTTTATTAATGATGAAGGTAAAGAAGAAACAGTTAAACTTGCACTTGAATATTGTAAATCATCTGGAACATCATCTCATGTAATAGGTAAACATAAAAATATGTTAAATAGTGGTTCATGGCAAAGTGATCCTCAACCACATTTACCTTATTCATATAATGAATATGATGTTATGTTTAGAATGTTATTCAAGTATGGTTCATATAAATGGATAGCAGAATATTTATTTGATAATGAAAAAGAATATTGTTGGTATGTATACCCATATAAAGGTGAAATAACTGAAGATATGTTAGTAATATCAGATGAAGTTAAATTAGATAGACATTGGCAACGTAACATATATAATATAGATATTGATAATATTACTCTAAAAAGGCTTTTAAATACTTTTAGAGAAGGTAATATATTCTATGCTTCTGATTTATGTGGTACTGATTTTAAACAAGCTATAGATTTTGAAATATTAAAGTAAATAAAAAGAAGGATTTAATCCTTCTTTTTATTATATGTTATAAGGTAAATTAGTTTCTATTAAATCAATTACTTGTGGAACATAATATTTTAAATATGCACTTCTATTAGGGTGAGTGTAATCAGGTTCACCAGAAGATCCAGCAGTCATGAATTCTGTATTCATAGCTGATATATAAGAGTTTAATATACCATCTTTAAAGCAGTCATAATAAGGTATTGAATATTTATTACATACTGCAACTATTCTATCATGTAATTCTTCAAATGTATAACCAGCACTATTAGCAGTAAATGCAGTACCATATATCTTATGAGTAATTACAAATAGTATAGGTTTTCCTAACCATTTAACTAATGAATCTCTAAATATCTTTTCTAATGCACCTGTAAATGTATTTATATCTAATGAACCAGTATAATCATCTTCATCAAATGTTCCAAGTGGTTTATTTTGCCAGTAATCATTAATACCACCACTAAATACTACTACATCAGCTTCTGAATCCATATTAACAACATCATTAACTATTCTATGATAACTATCATTACCACTTGTAATAGTAGCTCCACCATGTGAATAATTAGTATAAGTTGAATTAGTTAATTCACTTATAAGATATGGATAAGCACCACCATTATAAGATACAGCTGAAGTATTAGTTCTTGATTCAGTTATACTATCACCATTATATAATATTTTTATTCCATCTAATCTATTACCATTATTAGGATCACTTATATCATATTCTTTTACAGTACCAGTAATTGAACCATATTTTGTAATACAACCTATAAAATCACCTGTTGCAGTAAATTCATATTCATATGATGTTAATGAAGCACTTTCTTCTGTAGCACTTATATATGATAAATAGAATTGTTCATCAAATAATGTAAATCCTGCTATTAAGTATCTTTGTTTACCAGTTACTTTATATTTATGTCCTTTTTTAAATAAGTAACATTCAATACTTCCATCTTGTAAACTTCTTAAAGCATAAGGATTATTATTTAATTGTAATATATAATTGTTAATTGTTAAGTATGGATTTAATGTTTTTAGTGAAGTTCTAGGTAGTTCTTTACTAAATACTTCAATACTTGATAATTCAAATAATCCACCAGCTAAATTAACTAAAGATGGTTTAGTAATATCTGATAAATTAGCAAATTCATTAATAAATGCAATTAATCCATCTTGATTACATTGGAATATTAATTCTGTTGAATATGTATCAGCAGTAATATTATATGATTCAGTATCTAGTTCAGTACCATCTGGTGAATATGTGATAGCAGCTGAACCTATAGCAGTACCTATAAATATACCTTTAGCAGATGAATAATTATAACCAGAGAATCTATAAGTTTTACCTTTAGTTAATGGAACTTGATAACATTGTAAATGTGGAGCATCATTAACATATATTAAAACATCATTAGATATTTGATAAAAACCAGCATATTTATTTTCAGGTTTAGTTAATTGTGTAAAATTTAAACTATATAATGATTTTAATTTTTCATCTAATTTATATATAGTAATTCCACCATCTTTTAATTCTGATGTACCAACACTATTAGCACCTACAACCGGAGTAGATCCACCAGTCATAGCATTTAATACTTCAGATGATAACATATCTAATGTAATCGAATCAGTTTCATGTTTTTTAACATTACTAGTTTGAGCTTGTTGTAATGCTGTAATATTAGTAGATTGTTCTATATTAACATTATTTATATTATTAATACTTTGATCAGTTTCGGCTTGTTTATTTTGTAATTCTACTATATTACTTGTATTATTATTTACATTTGTATTTAATGAACCAAATATTTCTTGATTAATAATACTTTCCATAGTTCCATCTGAAACCATCTCATCTAATTTATTATTGATTTCTTCTTGTACATCTAAATCATCAAAATAATTTTGTATAAATTCTTGAAGTTGTGTAAATAAATTTTGTAATTCTTGAACAGCTTCTGAATTATTATTAACAGTTGGAATAACTTCTTCTTTAAGATATTTTATTAACCATAATAAACATTCATAATAACTTAAACTATCTATATATGAAGAAGGTAAATTTCCAATAGTCATACAAAACTTTTTAAAAGTTAATGTTTCTAATTTTTTCATATTTTTCATTCCTTTCTTAAAATAATCCCATGAATAAATCATTTAATTCATTGATTATTTCATAATCAATAGCTCGTATATTTTGGCGATATTGTTCAACCATTTTTTGAGCTGTTGCAGATACACCTGAATTACCTTTTACTGTTTTAGTATAAGTTTCATCAGTATCTACATTATTTGTACCACTTTGTTCTTGTTCAGTAGCACCTGCATTACTTGCATATGAACCAGCAAGTAAACTTTGTTTATTTATATTAGTTTGAGGTGTATCAGATGAAATAGATAAACCTGTACCTTCAGCAGAAGTTGTACCTTCACTTGATACATTTCTATCCAATGTTTCAGTATAATCAACATTTACAAGTGGATCATATTCAATAGAAGATGAATAAATTAATGGTAACTTTGATTCCATAATTTCTTCCATTTGTATTTTAGCATAATGTTTAAACATTGCATATGTTTCAAATCCTAAATCTTTAAAATAGTAATGATCTACTATCTTACTAGCAAGTTTATCTTTACTCCATGTACCACGTGTTTGAATAACTTGTATTTCTTCAGATGTTAAATAATCACTTAATTCATATGATTTAAAGACTTGTTCAATATCAGCACGTGTTAAGAATCCACCATCAATAAGTGTTCTAAATGATGTTGTATATTTACTCATTTAAATCACCTTCTTCTATTGAATCATCAATACCATTATTATTATAATCAACGATTATTGATTCTTCTTGTTTAATTACATTAAATAAATCAGAACGGATTCTTACATCAATTGCTTTATCACCAACAAGCCCAAATAATTCATTGAATCTTTTACAGGCTTCTTTTCTAGGTGCTAGATAACTTTGTAGATTTAAATTGATTACTTCATTATTAGAATTAGCTTCACCAGTTATTAAACGTTCTTTTTTCTCTACATCTATAGTATTTACACCTATAAATTGTAGGAATTCATTCCATATTTCCTTTTTATACTCAGTTAACTTATCAGTAACATATGGTGCTTGAGTATTAATTGATTTTAACATATCATTTGAGATTATATCTTTATCACCAAATATGAATGGTTGATTTCCATCATATTTATTATATAAGTTTTCCATAGTTAACTTTTGTTTCTCAGTACCAAGTATTAATACTGGTGTACGAGTAGCCATTACATTAACATCACAACTTCTTTGTGCTAGATATAATCTATATGCAAATAATTCAATTGTATATGCTGTTGGAATTCTTTCCCAGTTATTCATAACTAATACACATTGATTAGATGGATCATCTTCTTTATATCCTTCATAAACATTTTTATTAGTAGAATAACGCATTGAATAACAATGTAATCTAGTAGGTAATTCATAAATATTTAAATCCCCACCATCAGCACACTTAGTATTAATGTAACCTAAGTTTTCATCATGTAATAAACTTGCTTGACCTTCATAGAATAAAGTTTTTTCTAAAAATCTTGAATCCATTGAAGATGGTAAATTAACCCATTCGAACATTGATAAACATATTTTCTTCATACGTTCTAAATAATCAATATATGTTGAATCATTTAAATATAATGAATCAAAGAATTGATTACTTTTCTTTACTTGTTTATTAAATGGTTTCATAGTTTAACTCCTTTCTATATTATATTATACTATTACTTTGAGAATAATCCAAGAAATGAGTTGTTGTATGCCATATAGTAACACCATCACTAAACATTTGCTTTATTTCTTGTAAATCTTCTTGTGGTATATATCCTTCAATATTTGGATTAATCATTTTAACATAATTCCAATTACTTCTACCAGTAATATTTGGTACTTTTAATGAATTTACTTTATAACCATACATACTAAAGAAATTATCAATTATTTCTGCATATTCTTTCTTTATACTCATTCTATAAGTATGGAATGAATTTGCTCCTAAAGTAAAGTTAACATCTCCAGCATTAGCAGAACCTTTAATTTGTGATGGAATAAATTCAGCTTGTTGTACTTGTCCAAGTGTTTGTGCAATACTATTTATACCACCTGCTATTGCTATAGGATTACCAGTTGCAATACCTACTCCTAAAGATAAAGCAGAAGCTCCAACACCAATACCCATATTTACTGAATTTTGTGTTAACCAGTTTGTATATTGATCAGTTGCCCAATTTATTTGTGGGAATTTTCCAAGTGTTATACCATAATCTATACCAACACCATCACCATTGTATTCAATTGGATAAGCCCTTACTGAACACCCCGGACAAAGTACACCATAAACTCTTAATACCATATCATTTTGATTATTTAATTGCCACAATTCTTGATGAAATATTGCAGAATCACCAGAACCATTAGTAACCAATATATAACAATATGGAAATGTTAACATTTTTTTATTCTTTGGAGTATATCCATTTAATTGTGATAATCTTGATATTCCTAAATCAAAAGTAGCTGGTTCATCTGATCCAGCAACTTCACCAGATATTTGAGCAGAAGAACCTAAAATCCATTTTGGAACAATAAACATTGATTTAACTTCATCAACGTGTCCTGCTTGTGATAATCTATCTAAATCGTATGATATTGATCCTAAATTACCACCACCCATTTGATCTCTATGAATATATGTTACACCTGATGAAACTCCATTATAATCATTACCATAAGTTCTTACTAAAGTATCAGCAGTGTAATTTGTACCATATACTAAAGTTGTCTTATTATTGTAATCATCAGATAAATGAGCATTAACTATATATTCACCAGTTTCAAGATTTTCAGGAACTGTGTGTTTTCCTAAAGTATCATCATTAACATGTTCTCTTTCAACAAAACTCTTCATAAATGTAATATCAAATTGCCATGTTTGAAATACATCAGTTTTAATATATACTCTAGTACAATTATCATTTTCATATTCCATCTTAGTTATATAAGCATAAAACCACTTGTTATTATAATGTGTGTTTTTATACATTACATAATTATATTCTATTATTGAATCTATATGAGCTGGGTATCTTATATAATTATCTTTTCTTTGATAACTTGCATTATTAATAGTTAAATGAGTTAATCCATTAAAATAATTATATTGAGCAGTTGCATTACTAAAATTCAATTGATTATTATTGTCTAGATTTAAATTGCATTTAACTAAACGTATTTCAGTATCTGGAGTTACAGCCATAATATCATTCCTTTCTATAAATAAAAATAAGGAAGGGAAATATTCCCTTCCCTTTGAATAAGGTGAATAACTTTATTATTCAGCAGCATTAACAGTAACAGTAACTGTAGCAGTAACTGGAGTAGCTGCACCATTTGAAGCAGTGATAACACTTGTTCCAGCAGCAACACCTGTAACTTCAACAGTTCTATTATCTATTTTTTCAACTGTTGCTTTAGCAGCTGTTCCTGATGTAAATGTTATTGTATCATTTGCAGTAAATGGAGTTGTTTTAATATGTAATCTTATTTTTTCACCTGCAGTAACTTCTGGTGCAGTTTCTAAATAATCAATTTTAGTAGTAGCTACACTAGGATCAGATGTAACAAATAATGTATGATTTGCAAATAATGAGAAATTATACATTCTGATTACATTTAAATAATATTGCATTGTTCTATTGTTTGGATTATAGAAGTTTTCCATGAACATATCTTGAGTTTTAATTCTGAACCATGATTTATCAAAAATACCACCAACGATATTAGATCCATCAAATACTTTATTACCTTCATCATCATAAACACAGCATATGAAACATTGAATGCACTAGCTAAACTTTGTACATCAATTTTACTTCTTACATCATTTCTAATTACAAGAACGATATCTTGTGGATTAGTCCATGTTGTAATTGGTCTACCAGCACCATCATTTTTACTCCATGAGTTATATTCAGTTGATGGTAATTGGAAGTTTAAGAATAATTCTCTTGCTTTTTCTACTAAAGCTTTAGCAGTATCTTCAGAAGAAACAGCTGAAACAGTAGTATAAATAGCTTTATTATCTCTATAAGCTCCTGAGATTATGTTCTTAGTAAACTTGAACATATCAATGTATGCTCCATTATATAATGAATTAGATAATGAAGTAATAAATTCTTCTAGATTAGCCCATGAAGTCATAGCTTTCTTTAATTGGCTTCTAGAAACTGTTACTGCATATTGTAAATCTGCATTAACAACTTGGTATTGAATCTTAACATCTGCTTCATATTTTACTAATAATCCAGCATAATCATTTACGTTGAAACCTCTACCTTTAGCAGGATTTACGTAACCTTCTTCTCCAGCATATCCTAGTGGAATTCTATCACCATCTAGAACTTGTAAAGGATTATTAAATGTTTTAGATTCAAATTGAGAATAAACTAACTTATTTACTAATACGTTGCAGAATTCATTGTATACTTCAGGATAATTCAAGATAGGTTCAGCGAATGCTGAAATATCAGTTGAATCATCAATTATAGGAACGTATTCATGATAAATAGTTGAACTTATTTCTCTAATTGCATTTAAACTTTGCTTTAATGAATTGTTGTTCATAAATATCTTTCCTTCCTTATAATATTTTTAATGTTTGAAATTTCCATGTTCATCAAACATTTCACTAAAATTGAATGATTTCTTTGAAGGTTCTTCAGCTTTTGGTTCTTCAGCTTTCCCCATAGGTACTTGTTTTAATAAATTACCATTAGCTAAAACTAATTTTTCATTAGTATCTTTTAATCTAGTGATCTCATTTTCTTGATTAGATAATCTTTCTTGTACTTCTTTGTTTTGAGTAATTAAAATTCCTAAATCATCAGCTATAAGTGCTGAGGCTTCTTCACCTAGTTTTTCTTTGATACTATCAGATATTTTAGTTATTTGTTCTTCATTCATGGTATCATTCCTCCTTCATTATAATATTTTTTTAATTTTTTGTAAATATACTATTGATTTCTTAATTTTCTTGCATATAATACCCACGGAAATTTCCTTTTTGGAGTTGTGGTTGGTGTTGGTGGTACAGGACTACCATTATATATCCAATATGTCATATATACATTATCGATACCCATAAATACTGTAGGATCTAAATAATCTGATTTAGTATATGATGAATGCCATTGCCAATTAAATCTTGATATATCTTGCATTTCAACATGTAAGTGAATGTTAGTTGACTGACCTGTATCACCTTCCATTCCTATTTGTTGACCTACCAATACTCTAGCTCCTACTGGTAAAGTAACAGAATATGCTAAATGTAAATATCTTGTTGCATAACCATATGAAGATGAACCCAATGTATTATCAGCAATAATTACATAATTTCCAGCTGAAGCTGTTGTTCCTTTAGCCACTATATATCCATTTAACATTGAATATACTGGTTTAGATATTCCATGTGTAGTAATATCTAAACCTCTATGTATTTCAGGTTCACCTGTAACAGGATTAATTCTTTCAGCCCACCATATTGATTCTACATAAAAATCATCATTTATAAATGGTGCAATATTTCTTACAGGATTTATTGTTGGCATTTATATCACCTTCTTTGCTTGATAACCAGTTTTATCATATATACAAAACCATAGTTGATTAGTTCTTGCCCAATAAGTACCATCACTATTCTTTTTGATTTCTTTTACATTTACCTTTGCACCTATTTTATATCTAGCAAAACCTTTATTATCTTTTGTACTTTGTTTCTTTGCATTAGTAGTTAACTTACTATATGGATATTTATTTGGTTTAGAACCATTAATAACTTTTGGACTTGTTCTATAATATTTTTCTTTTATTAATTCATAATTACCTGGTGTTAATTCAGAACCATCAGTAAAATCAACATCAGGATATATGAATCCTTCAAATTTATAACCAGCTCTATAAGAATTAGCATTATAATGTTTAGTGTACCATCTTTTACCTTTATATGCACTTTCAGAACTATCCCAACTACCATCAGGAGCAACATATTCTACCATAGCAACATGTCCCATACCATCAGGATCATACCATTTTTTACCTTTGCTCCATACTGCTATTGCACCAAGTTTAGGTGTTTTACCAGTTCTATATGCTTTATGATTTTGTACCCATTCTAACCAGTTCTCAGCATTTATATTTGCTGGTGGTAAATTACAGGTTTTAATATTTTGTTCTTCCATAAATCTTCCAATTGCATAACCTGTGCAATTAGGAATACATTCATCACCTATTATTTTTATATCAAAATTATAACCTTTAGGTTTCTTTAAATAATATTTATTATCTTTACTAGGTTGGCTTATTCTTCTAACAAATTCCATAAATATCACTCCTATTTTTTATTATAATGGTAATTTGATAATCCAATAATTGTAGCTAAGAATGTAGCAATTGCTCCAATTGTTAAAGTAATTATTTCAGTATCAAAATTATATATTACACCTAGTGTTGAAATTAAAACTATCAATGCTGGTATAAATGTAATTAAGAACCATTTTAAAAAATTATATATTTTATCTGGTAATATCATAATTTACCCTCCTTTTGTAATTTTTCAACTTTATGTTGTATATATGAATTTCCACCTAATTCTTTATAATCTCTATATACTTCATAAAATCTTTCTTTTTCAACTTCATCAACTTTATTATTTT